TACCTCCTCCCTGATTGCAGCATGACTTGCCCCGCAGCATTCTCCTCCCTGCTGCGGGGCTTTTCTTAACGGAGAAGCCAATGAGCAATTCACGGGACTACAATTTCGCAACCGGCCTGACCGAAGAGCAGCGGTTGATTGCTGCGCACATGCACATCATCGGCGGCGTGTCGCAGCACACCATTTCCGGTAGCCTTGGGGTCAATCCGGGGCGCGTGGCCGAAGCCATCAGCGCAATTCGCATTGCCATGGAATTCCCTATGGAAACGATCCGCGCGTTTGAGCGGAAGGAAGGGGGCACAAGATTGTCGCGGCGCGAAGAAATGGTTCGTGCATTGGTTAGCAACGATCCGGTGGATTTCACCGCCGACACCCCGCCCAGCGACGTTGAACCGCCGCTGTAAATTCAATCCCATGCAAGGGTGAGTGCGGTGGCGGCGGGAGCAATTCTGCCGCCATCTTTACAAATGGAATAAATTGCGGCACATTGCCCGCGATCAATGAGCGCGCTGCTCATCAATCGAAGTGCGCCCCACGCTGGGGAATGCAGTCGGTGAAGCCCTTCAACCTCAAGGAGCAAGCGCGCAAATGGCCAATACCTTCGCGCCTTTCGGCTTCGCCCAAGATGCAGGCAATGGTTCGACCCCGACCTATGAAACGGTTGTGCGTCAGGCCCAGTACAATGCCTCTGCCATCTATTACGGCGACCCTGTTACCTCACAGACCGATGGCACCATCGCCATTTCGTCGGCTGGCACCACTCAGATCGCTGGCATCTTCTACGGCTGCAAGTACCTTTCGGTCAGCCAGAAGCGCGTGGTCTGGAACAACTACTGGCCCGGCTCTGACGTGGCCTCCGGCCAGTACGTCGAGTGCTACATCGTCAACGACCCGAACGCCCGCTTCATCGTCCAGTCCGGCGCTACCGGCCTGACGCTGGCGGATGTTGGCGCAAACGTGCAGTTCAACATCGGCACGCCGTCTTCGGTGACTGGCATCTCCGGCGCTTACGTCGAGAGCCCAAACACCACGGCGACCTTGCCGTTCCGCGTGTACGGTCTGGTTGACACCCCGGCACTGGGCTTCCCCAACCCGACGACAGGCGCTTACGCGCTGGCCATTGTCGGCTTCAACAACGTCGATACCAAGTCTCTGACCGGTATCTAAGGGAGCGCTGACAAATGCCCGTTAATCTTTCAAGCATCCGCGACCTCCTCCTCCCCGGCCTCCGTGGCGTTGTGGGTCAGTACGACCAAATCCCGGCCCGTTGGGATAAGGTCTTCGCCAAGGGTAAGTCGAACATGGCTCTGGAACGCACCGCGTCCATGCGCTATCTCGGCCTCGCCCAGCTCAAGAATGAAGGCGCACAGACCCGTTTCGATAACGGTGCCGGTGAGCGCTTCGTTTACAACCAAGAGCACCGCGAAATCGCCCTTGGCTATGCGATCACCCGCAAGGCCATCGACGACAACCTCTACAAGACCCAGTTCAACCCGTCGAACCTTGGTCTTGTCCGCTCCTTCGCCCAGACCAAGGAAATCTACGCTTTCAACGTGCTGAACAACGGCACGACCTATGACAGCGCGATTGGCGGCGACGGCAAGGCTCTGTTCGCCACTGACCACCCGATTGACGGTGGCATCGTGGCCAACAAGCCCTCCACTGACGTGGACCTCAACGAAAGCACCCTGCTCAACGCGATGACCACCATCCCGGTGACCTTCGTGGATAACGCTGGCCTGAAGGTTTTCGCCCGTGCGCGGAAGCTGGTGGTGCCGAATGCGCTTGAGCCGGTGGCGATCCGCCTCACCAAGACCGAGCTGCGGCCGGGCACTGCCGACAATGACGTGAACGCCATTCTGTCCACCTCTGGTGGCCTGCCGGATGGCTACGTTGTGTCGGAATTCCTGACCAGCAACTACGCTTGGTTCCTGCTGACCAACATCGAAGGTCTGCTCTATCTGGAGCGCGTGCCCTTTGAGACCGACATGCAGGTCGAGTTCACCACCGACAACCTGCTGGTCAAGGGCTATGAGCGTTACAGCTTCAGCTACAACGACTGGCGTGCGGCTTGGGCCAGCTTCCCGACCGCGTAAGCGGCCGGGAGATTTCCTTCAACCCATAGGGGCGAAACATGACCCAGACCGCTTTCACTGGACCGATCATCTCCTTCGGTCAGGGCGCTGCCCCGACCGACTACAACGCAGATGCGGGTCCGTCGCTGTTCTTCAACGGCGGCGGCATCCTCGATCCGCGCACTGCCTACACCTACAAGGGCAACCGCTCCAACGGTGGCAACACCTACGGTTTCCTTGGCTTCACCCACATCCCGACCATTCAGGCGGTTCCGTCCGCTCTGGCCGCCAACAACATCGCCGCCTCGCAGACCCCGGTCGCTGGCACGGCGCTGACGCTGGTGTCTTCGTCTGGCGCGGGCATCACGGTGAGCACGTCGATCCAGCGCGCCGATACCGGCGTGACGGTTACCGGCCTGCTCGCCATTGATGGAGCGGCGTCCTACACCACCTTTGGTCAGGGCGGCACCGGTTCTGGCGGTATCATCCGTCTGTGGAACCCGGCCACACTCGTCGCCCGCGCTCTGCGTATCGTCTCGGCCTCCGACGACAGCGCCGCGACCTTTACGATCAAGGGCTACGACATCTACGGCTACCCGATCACCGAAACGGTCACTGGCGCAAACGCTGGCACCGCTAACGGTAAAAAGGCGTTCAAGTATATCGCCTCGATCACCCCGGCCGGTACGCTGGGTGGTGGCGCTGTGACCGTTGGCACCACTGACATCATCGGCCTGCCGCTGCGCTCCGATTACGTGTCCGAATGCGCCATCAACATGGCTTCGACTTGGATCACCGCCAGCACCGGCTTCACCGCAGCTGTGACGACTGACCCGGCCACGGCCACTACCGGTGACGTGCGCGGCACCTATACCCTCCAGACCGCATCTGACGGCAGCCGCCGCCTTGCGATCTTCCAGACCCCACTGGTGACCAACATCGGCTCGACCACCGGCCTGTTTGGCGTCACCCAGTACGCCAACTTCTGATCGGAAAGGTCACTGCAATGAGCAGAGCACGTCACAATATGAAGGGCGGCACCAAGATGTCAGGCGGCAAGGCCGTCAAAGACCCGGTGCCCGCACTGGCCGCTGGCAACGCCGATGTGGCCGCCGAAGCCAAGGTCGCCCGCAAGGATGGCGGGATGGTTGAGGGCAAGATGAGCAAGATGCGGCTTGACCGCCCCGGCCGCAAGCGCGGTGGCCGCGTGGGGGCTGATACCTCCCCGCTGTCCGGCGCGGCTTCGACCGAAGGACGTTCCAGCGCAGCTTCAACCGGTTCCACCGGCTGCTGATCTGGCAACATCGCCAAGCACCCCACCGTGGGCTGGGTCTAAAAGCCCGGCCCATTTTGTTTGAGGAGCCATAGATGGCAAACCCGATTTCAGTCACCTACGCAGCGGCCAGCTCCGGCGCTCAAACGCCGATTGCGCTGGACTGGCGCATTGCTCCGTTTCTGGTCAGCTATGACGTGATCAAGACAACTGGCGGCGGCACGCTCAGCGTGACCATTGAAACGACGCTCGACAATGTGAATGATGCGTCTATCACCCCGGTGTGGACCGCTCTGGGCTCCGCTTTGACGGCGACCACGCGCGGATCGCTGACTGCCCCGGTGCAGTTCATCCGTCTCAACTTCGGCACCCTGACCGGCACGACCTGCACCTTCAAGCTGCTCCAGAGCACTCTGATCAACTAAGGGGCGGCCATGACCACCAGCGGCACTGCGGCCTTCGACCCTAGCGGCGGGCAGCTCATCCTCTACGCCTACAGCATGTGCGGCCTCCGCCGCACTGCGTTGACGCAAGAGCATATGGAAGATGCCCGCATGGCCATGGGGCTGATGCTGGCCGGGTGGGGAAACAGCACGCCGAACCTGTGGACCGTCGATCTGGTCGAGGTGACGCTGGTCGCTGGCACGGCCACCTATGACGTGGACGCCAGCACGGTGATGATCCTCGATGCCTATATCCGCACGGGGACGGGCGATAGTCAGACCGACCGCATCATCTGGCCGGTGTCGCGCACTGAGTACGCGGCATTCCCCAACAAGACGCTGGAAGCGCCGCCGACTGTCTTCTGGTTCGACCGCACGCTGAGCCCGACGATTACGCTGTGGCAGGTGCCGGATGATACCGAGACCTACACTCTGCGCTATTACCGCTGCACTGTCGTCCAAGACATCAGCGCGGCCAATGGTCAGACCGTGGCGGTGCCGCAGCGCTGGCTGGACGCATTCGCATGGGGGCTGGCTTCCCGCCTCGCCGTCAGCTATGCCCCGGATCGCGCTCAGGCGCTCGATGCCAAGGCCAAGGAAGCGGTGATGGAGGCGCGGGCGCAGGACACGGAGGCGGTGCCCGTCTACCTGATCCCCCAACTGTCTGGGTATTATCCGCGATGACTGAATTTTTGATCTATATGGCCGAAGGCCCATCCGGGGGTCGCTACATCGGCCTGACAGGGCGCAGCATGGCTCGCCGTCTTTCTGAGCATCGTCGCTCAGCGAAGCGAAGCGAGAAAGGCCCGCATTGCCGCGCCCTGCGCAAAG